CATCCAGGCCGCATACTCCACCTGAAGCTGGGCGTCTCCCGGCGTGTCCTCCAGGGTGATGCCCCGCTGTGCAATCCTGGAGGCCGCGGCCTCCAGGAGCTGTTCCAGCATGGCCACCCGCTCAGGGGGCGGATTGAGCATATTCAAATCCGCCTTGAGCATGGTCAGTTTGTCAAGCTCTGCCACCGCCGCGGCCTCCTTTCCGTTTCGTTCAGACGCCCGCCTTGGCGGTCACCATTGTAGAGCCCGCCTTGACCACCTTCCCGGTGCCGTCCAGTTCCACCACCGTGGCATAGGTTCCGGTGGCCGCCGTCAGATCCGTGCCGGAGGTATAGGGTGTCCAGGTGTTTCCGGGCTTCATTCCGGGCTTGACCATCGTGGGCTGTGCGCCCACCTTAACTTTGAGAACTGCACTTGGAGTATTGCCGGCAATGGTCAGCTTGGTCTGTCCGGCCGCCGTGCCCTCCGCAGAGGTGACCGCCAGGATGCCCAGATCTCCGTTGGCATAATCTGTTTCAAAGTCGTGGGTGGTGGTTACCTCGGTGTTGTCATAGCTCACCGCCACAAAGGCCTCGCCTACGGCGGGCTTGCCGTCCATGCGCTGGGTGGCCACGAACAAAGTCTGGTCCTGAATCATCAGGGGAATGTCGCTGCTGCGCACATTGGCCCCGGCCCGTTCCACCAGGGTGTAGACATCCAGAAAGCCGCCGGAGATCTCATAGTCCGGCAGACCGGGGATCTCCACGATGGGGCCGCCGATCACAGGCATGGTGTTCTGCATCCCGGCCACCAGAGCGCCGGAGGCGTTGAAGGCCAGAGCTCTGGCCAGAATGTCCATGTGGGTTTTCCGATTCATCACCCAGGTAGGCTCCCCGTTCTGGGAATAGGTGGGGTCTGCCACCGCCAGGGCGCCGATCAGCTTCTGGAAGAAGTCCACGCCGTTGGTCCCGGAGGCGTCCAGCTTGAGGATGTGGGTGGTGTGCAGGTCGGTGAAGTCTCCCTGATGCTTCCCCCACCAGGAAGGCTCGCTCTGGGCCGTCAGACGGGTCATATAGCCCACCGGCATTTTCGAGCCGGTGCCGTACACGATGGCCCAGTCAATGGCCTTGCCCAGGGCCTGCCCCAGCATATCCATCACGGTGGACGCCAGCTCCAGGTTGTCGTCATCCTCCAGGGTGCTGTTGGGGATGGCCAGATAGCCGCCCACCTTGTAGCCGTCCACTTCGATCTGGGTGAAGCTCAGCTCCAGCTCGTTGAGGTTGGCCACCGCCTCCGTCCAAATCGCCTCCGGGACGGTTCCGGCGATGTTCTGACGGGCGTTGCCCTTCAGCGGGCGGTACCGCACCCGGCCGATCAGCTTGGAATAGCGGCCGATGTTCTCCTGCAGGATGTCCAGCATCACGGTTGGGATGCCCAGCTCCGCGCCGCTCACAGACCGGGTCTGTCCCTTCATCTGCCGCAGGCGGGTCAAAAATTCACTGATGTCCTCCCGGGCCAGGAAGGCGTCGCGCTGCTGGAGCGTCATGCCGAAAAAGCGGGTGCGGGTCTCATTGGTTTCCATACTGCTCACGTCCTTTCGTCTCTGCCCGGATGGCTCTCCCTTCCGGGCCTGCTTGGCTTCTGTCTCCGCCGTGCGGATCTCCTCCTCTAGCGCGCGGATGGCGCTGCGGATCTCCTCCTGGCCGGCGGTATTCTGGTCCCGCTCCGTCTCAAAGGCGGTGACAGCCTCCTCCACTACGGTGCGTTCCTCCTCGGTCTGGGCCGCCTCAATGTCCGCGGCCAGCTCCGCCTCCCGGGCGGAAAACCCTTCCGCGGCCTGTTCCAGGGCCCGGAGGGCCGTCTGCTGGTCGGTCAGCTTTTTCCGCAGGAGCAAAACTCTCAATGCCATATCATGTTCCTCCTAATCTCTGTTTCATGGTTTCCCGCCAGGCCTGGGCCTGCCGGTGCTGGATCTCCTCAAGCTGCTGCTTTCGGGCGCTGACCCCCGTGGCCTCATAGGCCGGGAAGGTGCAGACGGTCACCTCATACAGCGGGTCCACCTCCTCGATCTCCCAGCGGCAGGCGCCGCCGCCAAGATCCACAAAGGTCTCACGCTTGATCTCAAAACCAAACGAGCACTGGTCAACGTCACCCCGCTGGACGCGGGCGTAAAGGTTCATGGCGTCAACGTCGTCTCGGTTGATTTGGATGCTTCCCCACAGGCCCCGGCTGTCCTCCTTGAGGGACAGCGTCCCGGACTTGGTCCGGCCAAGCACCAGGGTCGTGTCATGGTTGATCAGGGCCCTCACATCCTGGCTCAGACATCCGGCAAAGGCCCCCGGCTTGACGATTTCCACAGCTCCCTCCCACAACTCGTATGGGGAGTCAAAGACTGCAAAATAGCCCTCGATGTACAGCGCGCCGCCCTCCGCCTCCCGGGTCTCAAAGCGCTGGGGTAAGCTTCTGGTCTGCCGCCGCTTCCGTTCGTTCGACATTTCAGTCCTCCTTCAGCTTTTTCTGGTCGCCGATCATACCGGCTGGGATGTAGTTCTCCAGGATCACCCGCTCGTCCAAACCCTTGACCGGGCTCAGGTCCAGCCAGTCCCGGACCTCGTTTCCCGACATGATCCCCCGAATAAACTGATCGTCCCCCACCTTGGCCAACTCTGTCAGGGAGTAGGCATACAGCTTGCGGGAACTGAATTTGAAGTACAGATCCGGAGACAAAAGCAGCTTTCGGGTCAGTTCCTGCTGAATGGCCGTAGCAATGGGAATCACAGTTTTACGGATAAAGTTGTTGTAGGCATCCTGGTCATACTCCCCCACGCCGATCAGAAACGGCGGAGTTCCAATGGCAGCAGCCACAGCCCGCTTGTCCAGCTCCACATTGTCGCTGATGGCCAGATCAGCCAGACTCAGGGGCTTGACCTGGACCACATCCATAAGGTCCGCTGGGATGACCCATGGGTCTCCGGCCCGCTGGCCCTTGATGTACTCATCCACCAGCCTCTGCCGCCCCGCAGGGGAGGAAAACTCATCGGAGATGGCGTCCACCTTGACGATCACAGACGGCTTCCAGTTGTTGGCCAAAAATGCGTTGGTGGTGCTGGCCGACTGCCTCAGATTTTTGAGCACGTCCCTCAGCTGGAGCCGCACGCCGCGGCCCATCCATGGGCGCCGGAGCTCAGGCCGGAGGATAAAATGGAGTACCTGATCCGGGCGAAATGCCTGTCCCTGCCACTGGACCGTATAGCCGCCCGCTCCGTCATCTACGGGAAAGGCTCCCGGCATAGGCACCAGGTCGGCCAGATAGCCGTCCTGGGTCAGAGGGAGAACAAAAGCGTTTCCGTCCCCGATGGTCAGCATGGTCTGCACAATCCAGCTGATAAAGCTTTTCCGCGTCCCAAGAGAGTACGGTTTGATGTCCATGAAGCGGCTCAGCTCGCTCCGTTCTCTCACACCCCCCTCCGGCGTGTTGCGCATCAGATAAATGGGGGCTGAGCTGATCACATCGGCAATGGCCCCGACTGCCGCCGCCACGTCCGGGCTGTCCGCCAGGGAGGCGTATCCGTTGGTCTGGATGCTCTCCCATGCGTCTGAGGACAGCAGGCACGCCGCCAGGCTCTGACTCAGATCCGTCCGCAGCCTCGGGGGCCTGCGGGCCGCCCGACGGGTCGGTGTACGTTGATTCACTGGGGATCACCTTCCTTCGTTTCTTCCTCGAACCAGCCGCTTCCCCGGCTGCGGCCGTCCAGATCCTCCAAATAGGTGCAGGCCGCAAACACCGCACAGTCAAACACATCGATCCGGAGGTTCGGTGCCAGCTTCTCATACATCACCATATCGTCAGCCTTTTCAATACCCCGGACATTCTGTACGCAGTATTCAAAGGGTTCGGCGTGGCAGTAATAGAGGGTCCCACGCTTGGCGCTGTTTTCCAAATACCGGAACCCCATACTCTTTCGTGTCATCAACTGGGGTTGATCTTTGACCGAGAAATGGGCCTGTTTCATTTCCACGTAATACTCCGTACAGAATTTCCGGTCGTGTCCGATCCTGCGCATCCGGAAGCCATCCGTCCGGCGTTCCTTGTACCACCGCACCACGTCGCCGTGGTTGAGCACATTGTCGTTGCACAGATCCAGCCATCCATCGTCCTCCCAGCCAAACAGGGGGATCTGGTCTTCATGGGCTTTGACGGCGGCCGCAGCCCTTGGGAACCAGCAGTGCGGGATGATGATGTCCACCCCCTTGTAATGACCAAAGAGGCAGGCTGCGGTCAGGTCATGGAGCTTAGACAGGTCCGTACCCCCATACCAGCGGATGGGAAGCCGCCTCAACTCATCCATGCTCCAGTCATACTTTCGATCGCTACGGCGGAACTCCTCAATGTCAAACCAGGCGTTCAAGGCCGCGGTGAACACATTCAGGGACTTTTGCAAAAACTCTGTCCGAAGCTGTGGATCATCCCTGGCCTGAGCCGCATCGTTGATCATCTCTTGAGGGCGGATACTGCGTCCCCAGCCGGGGTTGCAGCACTCCAGGACCTCCGGATTGCAGTAGTCCACCTCTCCGCTGTCTGTTCTCGGGGCCGCGGCGATAAAGACAAATACGCTGTCCGCCGCCGCCCCGGTGACCGTTCCGTTGAGGATCTTCCGTCCGTATTCCACACGCCTGGCACAAAAGCCGGTAGCCAGCTTGCCGCCGGAGCTGATCCCGATGACCAGCTTGTTGGTGTATGCCTTGGTGGCATCCTTCAGGACCTGGTACTGGTTGGCGCTCTTGTAGGTGTGCATCTCGTCGGCAATGACTATATTGCAGTTGAAAGAATCCTGCTTGTCAGGGCTGGAG